CACACCACAAAACTTTAGTGGAACTTCTATTGATCCAGACGTTGTAAAAGATTCCCCATCTGGTGCTGTATCTGGTGGACGAGCACAAACTGGAATCACCACCACAAGTTCTGCACCATCAAATTATCCAACTTGGAATTCGTTGTCAAAGGGAAACATAAATTTATCTGATGGAAACCTTACTGCCATTCCAGCTTCTAATGATCAAAGTTGTTTTGCAACACTTAGTATTCCAGATAATGGAAAAGTTTATTTTGAATTTACATGTATTCAAAGAGGTGGCGGAGGTGCTCAATCTCCAATTTGGGGTGTTGGGAATCCGTCTGGAGTTACTCTAGCTTTAAATCCGCAAAACTCAGACAATAATGCTTCCACTTGGCTTTATGGTGGCGATGGTAATAAAACTGGAGGAGGATCAGGATCTACTAGTTATGGTACTGCATTTATTGCTGGTGATATTATTGGTGTATGTGTTGATAGAAGTAGTTCTAGAATATGGTTCAGTAAAAATAATGTTTGGCAAAACTCAGGCAATCCAAATAATCCAACTGATTCAAATGCAGCATTCACAAATGTTACATCTACAGGGACATTAATACCTTTTTACGGCAATAATAATAGTACTGCTGGATATGGTTCAGTAAACTTCGGACAAAAACCTTTCAAGTATGCACCACCCCAAGGATATTTGCCATTAAACTCTGCTAGTGCTACTCCAGAGACTGTGATTACACGTCCTGATCATTATGTTGGGGTGACGACTTATACTGGAACTTCTGGTGCAACTTCTGTAAGTAATTTGTTATTCAAACCTGATCTAGTATGGTTGAAAAACAGAGATCACAGTGACGGATGGTATCAGTTGAGAGATGTCGTGCGAGGCGGTGACAAAAACCTTGCTTCAAATGCAACTAATGGAGAAACAGACGCAAGCAACAAGAATCTCATTTTTAACAATAATGGATTTACCCTGACTGGCACAACCGATTCCCGAGATGATAATTATGATGGAGATGATTATGTAGCATGGTGCTGGAAAGCTGGTGGAGACAAAAACACCTTTAATATTGATGATGTAGGATATGCAAGTGCTGCTGCAGCAGGATTAGATGGTGGAACATTAGATCCATCTGGTGCTTCTGTGAATACAAAAAGTAAATTTGGAATTTACACATGGGATGGTCATGGTTCTAGTAATGAGACGCTGGCTCATGGATTGGGAGCAAAACCAGATTTCATGATTTGTAAGAAAAAATCAACAGATGGAAATTCTTGGGTGGTTTGGCATAAATCTATTGGCACTACTAAATATTTGATACTAAATTCAACAGCAGATTTAGATACAGATACGACTTTGTTTAATTCACATACAAATGATAGTGATAATTTGTGGTCTTTAGGTACAAATAATAGTATTAGTGATACTGGTCAATCAGCAGTCGCATATTTGTGGTGTGATGTCCCCGGACTGCAGAAATTTGGACAATATGAGGGCAATACTACAGAAGGAGCATTTGTTGAATTGGGTTTCCGTCCAGCAATTATTTGGATAAAAGCAATAGATCAAACTTGGTATTGGAATGTTCAGGATGCAGAAAGGAGTCCCATTAATCCATCTAAAGGAAACTTTTTGAGATTTGATACCACTGCTACAGAAAACGCAGCATCTGGTAATAATAATATTGATTTTCTATCTAATGGATTTAAGATAAGGAGTACAACCGCACAATCTGAACCAACAAATGTTAATGCACAGACTTACATCTACTGTGCCTGGGCAGAAGCACTAATATCTAACTTGTATGGTGGACAATCTAACGCAAGGTAAGACACTCCACAAACTGTCCACAAGACCTCTCAGAGACCTCTGGGGGGTCTTATAGTAGGTGCATACAAGACATAGGGGGTATGACTGCCGCTCACAAGTTAATCTTCGTTGCATCGTTCTTCTGGATGATGAACTGGGGAGTTCGTGTAACTTCCGTACTTCTTGACAAACTCTAAAAACCCTGTAGAATACCTTTGTGAAGGTTGATCAAACTATGACTATCACTAAAGCTCAAAAGACGGAATTTGTTTGCGTCCGTCCAAAAACATCTAAGGCAAAGAATCGTTTTGCTAATCAGATGGATCTACTACATTCTTGCCGTATTGAAAAACGTCAAGATGGTAAAATGTTTCTTGCATCTATCAGTGGTAAATACTTTTTTTGGATGAACGAATCATCCGATGATCACTGGGAGGTTATTAAATGAAGGATCAGAATGGTATCGAAGATGGTGAATCTAAACAGGACAAATGGAATCGTGGACTTGACATCTTTATAGAGTCAGTGCATAAACCAGATTCAGCTCTTCGTCAGTGTGCTCACAATCAAAAATGTTATCATGAACTGATGGATGTTCGTGCAGATGTTCTTCAGTATCTTAAGTCTAAAAGATGGAACTAAAAAATCCCACTGTTCCCGTGTTAATGTTCTTAGGTGTTATTTTTTCTGCTTTTTGTGTTATAATAGCAGGATACATACATGGAAACATGCACATTAGTGCTGTTTACAAGTCACTTACACATCTCACATGAATCTATCACTTCTAGAAGTTGATCACATCTTGAAAGCATTAGACACGATGCCTTCATATGATGTAGCAAGAGCACAAGAACAAATTGACTCTGAGGTAACAGATCATACAGATTTAGTACAAAAATTTAAAGATTATCGTCTTCGTCTTACATGAAAACTACTTTGACTATTGATGATGATGGGGTGATCACATTTCCTGATGAGTTGATGGAACAACTTGGATGGAAAGAAGGTGATATGTTAGAATGGATTGACAACAAAGATGGTTCTTTTTCCCTGAGAGCAAGTGAATGATTCGATCAACTATTCTTGATTCTGACTTCAATATTCAGTTTCCTTATGCTATGTTTCCGTGGCGATTGGAAGTGAATAAAGATTGTCATAACGTGAAAGGTATTGCGCTCACAGTGTGCCACTTTGAGTGTGAAGAACACTTGCAAAAGTACTTGGATAGATATAAACTGAAACCAAAAGATTATCAGGTATTAAATCGTGACGGTAAATCCCTTAAGTCCAGTAAAAAACACAAGAAAGACATATCGAAAAGATCTGGACGAAGTAATAACGGAAGTTCAAGTACAAGTACAAGACGAGCCTCCCGCGTGGATTCCGTTAGAAACACTGTTAGCTCTACAAAACGTAAGAAATGACTGACAAAGAGAAGTTAATTCTTGCAAGTAATCAGGTAGATAGTTTGGTGAATCTACTTGAAGATAATCCATATAAATCTTATCTGTATCATCACTTGAATCCTATCAAGTACGAAATTTTACGTCAATTTACTAATCTAAATGTCACAGACTCCAACAAAGACAATAGAATACACCCCTAAACTCTCTGACTCTTTTGGTGGTACAGTAGAGAAAAACATCCCCGAAGATGTTGTATGGATTGATGATGCTTTTTATGTTAAAGATACTCGTTTTGGTCTTTATACATCTATCTTAAAAGAACCACTAGGACAACACTTTCTTACTGGTGGCACTAAAGATGGTGTGACTAATATGTCTAGATGGCATCTTAAATGTTTGCAAGATGGCACTTTACAAAATTATTCTTTTGTGGTAAACTCAGGTGTAGTCTCAGGTAAACTATGACTAAAAAAGAGTTTAAGAAAACTGACAACAAAGGTCGCGAAGAAACTTGGGAGTGGGAAGAAACACCCGAATCAAAAGAGGCATTAAGAAAACTTCATAAGAGTATTGCAGAATTAGAACTGAAAGCCCCTGATTATGGAGTTGGTAAATGACTGATTATGATCCACTCTCACCCTCAGAGGTGAATGATGCTGCAAAGGAATTTTTTCCGTTGTTTGACATCGTACATCGTAATATGCCAGAAAATTGTACAGTTGAAGACACAATTAAAGTGATGGAAACTGTGTGTAGTATGGCACAAAAACGACGTGCATTTGATAAAGGTGAAGTTGGTCCGTTTGGATTCAACAAAAAAACAAAAGAAGTTGCCACTTGACACTAACATCAGTATCATATATAATATTCACAATTAACAAAGATACATGAACTATTCTGTTACACTTAAAGCACCTGACGGCACTGAAAGTGTTATTGATTGCCCTGATGATTCTTACATTCTAGATGCTGCTGAAGAGGCAGGATTTGATATGCCGTATTCTTGCCGTGCAGGTGCATGTTCTTCCTGTGCTGGTAGAATTGTCAGTGGCACTGTAGATCAAAGCGACCAATCATTCCTGGATGATGACCAGATTGAAGCAAAATTTGCACTGTTATGTGTATCTTATCCCACCAGTGATTGTGTAGTCGAAACTGAAAAAGAAGAAGAGCTTTACTAATGGAAATCCTAATGATTGCTCTTCTTGGTGGTGCTATCTTCGGTGCGTATAAACTTACTCCCAAAAAATAATGTCTTGTAATCTTCGTAAACAAACTTTAGACGCACTGCGTTCTCAGTGTAAAGGTAATATCGATAAAGCACGGGTTAATGTAGAAATCTATCTGCATAATCCTGTTGGTATTGGTGAACATCCTGACGTTCTTGCTGCAATTCAGGATCAAATTGATGCAATTGCAAAAGAAGAAGAACGTTTAGAAGTAATTAACACTTATTTTACTGAACACGAATAAATACTCACATAGTGTTTAATTATGTTCTATGGAGGACAAAAAAGCAGCAAAAATTATCATTAAACGTGCAAAGAAGCATCCTGACTGGTACACTGCGGAAGATGTAAGATTTGCCAAAATGGTGAAGAAACGCATCAAAGCAGCGAAAAAGTTAAGAAAAAAGGAGACACAAAATGATTAGTGAAGCAACTGAAAAGGATTGGGAAGACTTCTGGAAATCAGAAGATTTGGAGAGTGTTTGGTGGGAGATGGAAGCAATTGAACCATTAACTCCCGTAACAAAAATCGAAAGAGAATCTTAAATTTATAGATAATGTGATTCATCCATGTTAGGATGTTCACACATACAAGGAGATTGCCAGTGACTCTACCAAAAAGTAAAGAATTGAATCAAAATGAAATTGATTCTATGAAAGTTGCGGTAGATGAATCAGGTATTGTTGCAATTCATCCCGACAAAATGGAAGAATTTGCCGAATATCTGGTACGAAAAGCAAGAAATCAAGAATCAAAACCCTGGAGAACAGGTAGCCCACTTGAAGATTAGGCACAAGACCTCTTGACAGGGGTCTTTTTTTATCCTAAATTACTATTAGTTGAATGAGTTCCATGAAACTTGCACTTGCAGCATTACTTTTGATTGGTGCTACATCTGCTCCTGCATTTGCAGGTGGCCCTGTATATCGTCATCGTGGAGATAGCACAATTAGATATGAAGAGAATTGCTATAAAAAGGTAGAAAGATATATCCCTGGTTATTATGATCGACACGATAACTGGAGACATGGATATGTGAAAAGATATACGAAGAAAGTTCGCTGTGGAAGACATTATATGCCTCAAACTACTCCTAATACTTTCCCTCGATACGAAGAAGAACATCCCAACATGGGTAATGTTGATAACAATTCCTGTATCGAAGGATCAATTTTAGGTGGCATAGCTGGTGGTGGTTTAGGTGCTGCATTATCGCGTGATGCTGGTAGATTGTGGGCTATTCCTCTTGGTGTTGTTGGCGGTGCTATGGCAGGTTGCCAGGTGGACGGTGGTTGAACTGACCCCATTACCCACACTTTGCTTCAATCTCCTGTATATTAAAAGGGTATTCATCACACTATGACCGATCAAGAAAAAAAGTATTACGAAAATCTTGCTGAAGATTTTTGGTCTAAAATTGAACGAGAGGCAGCAGAACTTGAGGTGACTGTTGATTACTACCTTGAAGAGTTCTTCTTTTCATGATAGAATTACAGGGTAATCCATCGGAGAAAATGACTAAACTTTTCTACATCGTTGACCACTATGTTCCATTCCCATCTAGTGAATATGGAGGCATCTGGAATGTAATCGCACAGGATGATAATGAGTGCTTTGATCTCATTACGAGTGCAGATGAAGGAGACTTTAATAGTCAATACTATGCACATCTCCGTGAAAACATTCTGAAATCACGCACTTATGCTCTTTCAGAAAATCTTGAATCTAAAATTGTTGAGGAGTTTACTACATGATTGATGAAATCAACAGCATCATCGAAAAACTAGAATGGGAAGATAGTGATGATATTGTTGTGGAGATTGGTGGAACTGTAGTCTCTGGTATTCATCAGGGTGAAAACTACAACAAGAAGTGGGCAACACCTTTTGGTGTCCGTAAGTACAACAAAGATGCTTTTATCATCATCAGTAACAATTCCCGTAGAGATTTGACTGGATCTCAACCTATGGACAGGGAACATATGCCACATCACTTGAAAGAGGTGAAGAAAGATGCAACCTGACATGACCGTTTCTTGGGAACAGCATCTCAAGAATGGAAATGTGTGGAGAGTTGAGGTAGAACTTTCCATGCAAGATACTCCTGATGATTTTCACATCTATAATGTGGAGGTTTACGTAGTGGCACCTACGGTAACACTTGCACAGTATATTGTTGCTACGATGTATCCAGACTATGAAGGAATTTTCGTTGATGATGAACCTACTAGAACTGCCCCCTGATTTCATTCATGAACCACCAGAAGGCTACTCCTACGAAGTTACAGAGCATCGAAAAAATATGCTTGCTATTTGGATTCTCAACCATGGCATGTTCTCTTATACTGATACACCACCACGGTCAATCTGGGGTTTCTACAGTAGAACAAAGAGATGCTATCATGCGCCTATTAACTCCACCAAGCACGGAGATAAGGTAGATATTTCTAACACCCGTGCTTATACTGCTATGCAATTAAACCTCAATCCGTTGGAGGCTGCACTTTATGGATGATCCTCAAGTTGATGATTATGTTCGATGGAAATCAAATCATATAAATGTTGAGGGTTGGGTATACTTCAAAGATCCTCAGCATTATATTACAATAGAGATTGGAGTAAAACCTAAACCTAACTGCGAATATACCCGTGAAGAGAGACACAAATATATTCACACACTTTTACTTTGTTATCCAACACACTGGAAAGAGTTAGAGTACGTCTATACAAGAAAGAATCGTTATGCAGAAACTTTGGAGGATATGGAAGTATTCATTAGGGAGTTTTAGTGATGACAAAACAAAACCTTATGACAATTATGTTGCTATCATTCGCAGCATCATATTTGTCAGTTTGCTCACTACTAATATGGTTATTGTTTCTGGAGTCGTGAGACACTGGAACAATACTGGCACAAATGTATATGTTTGTGCTGATAAACCTAATGGTGGTTATTGGTGTACTAAACGCAATTAAAATGTACAAAGTGAACTATCTCAAACCAAAGAAGAAAGGTTATGCAAAGCATACTGCAAGCTTCATGAAGATTGAAGATGCTATTTTTTGGGAGCAACACGTTATGAAAAACTTAAAAGCAGTGGACACTACGATTACTGTCCACTAATCTCCCACAGACCACCAATCCCGTGTATATTAACAGAGTCAAACAAAGCAACACACATGGACGATCTTTGGAACGAGATTCAAGACATGCCAGGAGAAATCTTCGACATCACAGAACTCGAAGAAAATGACTCAAAGATGAACATCCAACTTGACGAATTCTCCAACACCGATTATACTGTTTGAATATGAATTTCCCCACCTCAACTGTCAACGTCCTGCCACATCTTAATGAACTTCGTGATAAGTGGCGGCAACAAAATTTCACCTACACTAAGGATCAGCAGGATCAATATGATATGCTAGTTCAAGCTCGTCGTGAACGTGTTCGGTGGTTTTATGAATCCGGCCGCGTGCAGGTTGGTCCCAAGGTGGCAAAGAAAGTCGAAGAGGTTAAAGAAGACGCAGACGATTGAACAAGTGGCACAGAGGGTCTCCTAGGGGTCTCTCTGTGCGTTATAGTATTGACATCAACAGAACACGAATGACCCTCACCCTCCGCCCTCATCAGAAGCGTATTCTCAACAGTATGCTTGCCTATGACAAGGGTCAAATCATCGTGCCTACAGGTGGTGGTAAAACTATCTGTATGATTCAAGATGTTGTGGAGAATTGTAAGTACATCGACAACGGAATGACGACTGTTGTTGTTGCTCCACGTATTCTGTTGGCAGAACAACTGTGCAGTGAATTCCTTGAGTTGATTGATACAACTCACACACATGTGATGCACGTTCATAGTGGTGAAACAGACCACTATTCTACAACCAACGCAGACAATATTCACGTATTTGCTAACACTGCTCGCGCAGAAGGTGAGAATGTTATCATCTTCACCTCATACAATTCCTTGCATCGTGTCATGGAGGCAGATATTGAGGTTGACAACATCTATTTTGATGAAGCACACAACAGTGTAAAGAAGAACTTCTTTCCTGCGACTGAGTTCTTTGCTAATGAAGCAAATCGTTGCTATTTCTTCACTGCAACACCAAAACATTCCCTTGCTGCCACTAAACCAGGCATGAATTGGTCTGTTTATGGTCAGGTTCTGTGTAATGTTCCTGCTCCTGAGTTGGTTGAGCAGGGTTACATTCTCCCTCCTAAAGTTGTAGTCAAGCAATTGCCTATGGTTAAAGGTCGCAAGGTGATGTTTGCTGATGATTGTGACAACTTGCTTGAAACTATTGATGACAACAACATCGACAAGACTTTGATCTGTGCTCGCACAACAAAGCAAATCATCAATCTTCTTACTCATTCAGATTTCTGCCTACAACTTGCCGAGCGTGGCTATTCTTGGATGACAATCACATCCAAGACCGGTGCAATCATCGACGGCAAGAAAGTCAATCGCGATGTATTCTTTGACACTCTGAATACTTGGGGCAAGGACAAGACCAAGAAATTTGTTGTTCTTCACCACTCTATTCTGTCTGAGGGTATCAATGTGAGTGGTCTTGAAGCTGTTATCTTCATGCGTAACATGGATTACATCGGTATCAGTCAGTCTATTGGTCGTGTGATTCGTTTGGGTGGAAGTGAGAAGACGTTTGGTTTAGTTTGTATCCCTACATATGACCGAGTAGGCATCAGCACTGCTAAGAAAGTGCAAGCGGTTGTTGATGTTGTATTCAATCAGGGTATGCCAGCAATCAGTGAGATCCGCCGATAGTGTGCCAATGTACGAGCTGCACACTATCGCTTGATTTCCTCCCTATTCCGTGCCATACTACCAGTATGAAAAACACACACCTTGAGCACCCCGAAGATTCTATTCTGACGGGTGATCTTTCTGTCCTTGATTGGTTCCTTTCTGATGGTGAAATCTCTGCGAAGATCGATGGCGCTCCTGCGATTGTATGGGGTACGAATCCGCAGACGGGTCGATTCTTTGTTGGTACAAAATCGGTCTTTAACAAGAAACTTATCAAGATTAACGAAACACATTCTGACATTGATGTTAATCATGTTGGCAATGTTGCTGATATATTACACCATTGCCTTGATTGTCTTCCTAGTTTCGACGGGATTGTTCAAGGTGATTTTATTGGGTTTGGTGGTGATGATACTTTTTGCCCCAATACGATTACTTACGTCTTTGATGAAGTAATTGATCAGAACATTGTCATCGCACCTCATACATTGTATGCGACTGATGGTGACATGAAAGATGCCTATGTCATCAATGAC